CCTCAGGTAGCTCTTAACGAAAAGGAAAACAATGTCAAAACTGACTGGCTTTAACCGCAAGCGAATCGGGCACCGCAACTACAAGGCCCTCATCGAGTCCCCACCGACTGCAGAAGATGAGTACGGCCAGCGTGCCTACACCACAGGACCGTGGACCACGGTTATCTCGGAGTGGTGGTGTGAGCTTGTGGACCTTGGCGGGGGGGAGATCATCGACGGGGTGCAGACGAAAGAGAGCACCCAGAAGGTGGCAATCGGTGACTCCCCTGCTGTCAAGGGCCTAGTCAATTCGCAATGCAGGGCAACCATTGATGGTGTCATTTACGGCATCGTGGCTGTCAGGGATGTTGCTGGCGACAACCGCACAATCAGAATCGAACTGAAGGCAACAAGTTGAGTCTTGGAAAAAGGTTACACGAGGCTGCCACTAGGAACATGAGGGGCGGCAAGAAAAGAGAATCCGCAGGCTCGGTGTCTGTAACTACGTTCAGCAAGGACATGCAGTTACTGATCGAGGACATGACAGGCTCTCAACTACTCCAAGCGAACAAAAGGATGTCAAAGATCCTGAGAGATGAGATAGTCAAGGTCCTGAAGCTGGGAAGCAGTGCTGAACGCATTGGACGCTCTCAGTATGACAGGACGACTCGTGGTGATTGGAAAAGGCCACGCACAACAGAGGGTGGGGTCAGCTACCTGAGGGGCGGCTGGTACGGAGAGACGCTTGATGCTCGTGGACCCAAAAAGCCAACTATGGCTTACAACGGTGGTAACACAAAGACAAACAATGGCGGCAAGAGAGGTATCATCACCAAAACCCTGAGCAGAAGGGCAAAGGGTTGGTACAGTGCGACTGGACCGAGGTACGGAACAGACGACGAAGACAATTCAAGGTACGGCTACAACTATGCTCATATGCTTGAGTATGGCGGAAGACACAAAGCCTGGGGCAATGACATAGGAAACTTCATCCCCAGGCCGTTCATGAAGCCTGCCGCTGCCGTAGCATACTCAAAACAAAACGCACTGCTGAAGCAGATGCTAATAAAATGGGGGAAGTTCAGTTGAGACCAATACCTCAAATTGTCGCAGCCTTGAGGGCAGATGCTGGCGTAAGTTCAGTTGTCGGTCAGCAGGTGTATGCAGACTACCCTCCACAAGGAGTAGACGAGCCGTTTGTGGTCATCACGATCACAAGTACAATCGGACACGGTACAGTCAATAACTGTGCTGTTCGGGCCTACTCGTCACGATTCACAGTCGACGTTGCAGCCAATACTCGTGCCCAGACAGAAGTGGGTATTGAAGCAGCGGAAGACGTGTTAAACAGTTTAGTATCTTCTGACGCCGACTTTCCGATACAGGGAATAACTGTTGACGGTGGTATTCAGTGGGAGTTACTGACGCCAAAAGATGGGTCTGACGGGCGAATCTTCGTCGGGACCCAGGATTATCAAGTTCACTATCGAAGAAACTAAAAATAGGACAAGAATAAAATGGCTGGTTTTACCGGACAGGGCACTACTGTTGCCTTAACAACTGGCGGAGCGGTTGCTTGCGTTCGTTCGATTACGTTGCCAACGTGGTCGATGGAAAGCATTGACGCTAGCTGCCTCAGTGACACAGGATTTATGAAGAAGATCGCAGCCGACTTGGTTGACGCTGGTACAGTCCAAGTGACTGCCGTGTTTGAGCCTACGGATGAGCCATTCACCGTTGACGGTTCGGCCGACACTATCACTATCACGCTCCCATCGGCTGGTGCTACCGGCGGAATCCTCACGGGCACAGGGTTTGTTAGTGAGTGTACGCTTCCTGACGTGCAGATTGGCGGATTGCTTGAGCAGTCTTTCACTTTCACGTTTGACGGCGAAACAGGACCTGCCTACACGGCTGGAACAGCATCTTAATAGCAACAAACCGGAGGCCATGATATGAGTATTGAACTGAGGCCACACAAGGCCACAAACGTAATCACAAAGAAGACTGTTTGTTTTGAGCAGTACCTTATCTTTGAGGGTCATCCGGACGCTATGGAAAGAGTAGGATTGGTGGGCTGGAAGCCAGGAAGCAAAGTTGTGTTCCTGGTTCCAGTTGACCGAATCCGAGCTAAGAGAATCACTGATCACGTCTCGGAGCAACTTGAGGCGGAAGTGAAGGCAGTTAATTGCCCAGATATACCGATGGACATTTTGAACCCACCAAACCGAGAAGACCACAATGAGTTTAACGAAAGCGACTTTACTTGAGAAAGCATCCGTGTCAAAGCCTGAGCTGCTTGGAGAGTTCTTTGGCGAGAAAGTTTACGTCAAGTCTGTAAGCGAGTTCCAGCGTTCACGCAGGATCTCCCAGATGTTTGACCAGAAGAACGCCAAGGTAAAAGACGGTGCATACCAGAGAGCTAGGTGCCTCACAATCATTGACCACCTCTGCTCGAAGGCTGGAGAAATGCTTTTCTCAGAGGCAGACATCAACGACATCATGGAGCTTGATGCACTCAAACTTGACATCCTCGTCAACGCTATCGAGGGATGGGCTGAAAAACGCGAGGGAAAGCTAAAGGGCAAATAGAGGTTCTCAAGAAAGAGCTTGGCATGAACGTAAGACTTCAACATGCCTTTTCTATTTGCAAAGAGCTGGGAGTTGATGACCCTATTCATTGGATCAACAACACAAGACCAATCGTTCTTGATTGGTGGATAGCGTACAACTCCCTGCTGGCCGACCAAGAGGCTGAGATGAGGAAGTCTACAAGCGGAAATACCGAAATGACGCCAGAGGAAGCTGGCGAATACCTAAAGAGAATAACGAGTTAAATATGGCTTCAAACAGCAGAGTAGGCAGTCTGTACTATGAGATTGTCCTTGACCCGGCAAAGTTCTCCAGGGGTGCAACAAAGGTAAGGCACGAGCAAAAGGAACTCGTCAAGTTAATCGAGAAAGAGAACAAGAGGGTTGCTGCATCCAAGAGCTATGCAGACCGCTACAAGGACGAGAAAGACCTGATCCGCAAGTTGGTAATGGAAAAGAAGATCAGTATCCAGAAGGGTATTGAACTCACCAGAATGGCAACCAGGACGTACAAGGCAGAACAGAAGAAACACACGCAGATCCTCATGAGAGCAGAGGAGGAGAGGCTTGCAGCAAAAAAGAAAGCCTATGCCAAGCGTATGCGTCTACTTGAGAAGGAGCGTGCCGCAAGACTGAAAGCTGAGGGTATCGAGGCTGGTATCATTGGGAAAAACACCAGCATCAATGCACACAATGCAAAGCTGTCTACCAAACTTGCGAACGCTGAAAAGACGTTCAGTAGGGTAACAATCGGTGCCCTGAAGGCTGGAATTGCGATCACCACAGCGGTAAAGGCCGTACAGGCGTTCGCAGGTGCTGTCATCAGCTTTGTTGAGAAGGCAGACGAGAAAAAGAAGTCAATGATCGTCCTCACGGCACTTTATGACGGAAATGCTGATGCGGCAGCCAGAATCCGTGAGGAGATGGTTGAGTACGCGAAGAAAACTGCTTTCTCTGTCGAGCAAACGATGGATCTTGCTATTCAACTTCGTGCTCTTGGTTTCACCGCCGAGGAAACGACCGACTCTCTCAAGAACTTCGGACGCCTGGCGTTTGGGGACCCCGCAAAGCTGAAACTGATTGCCAAGGCATACTCTGACGTGAGAGCCCAGGGCAAATTGATGATGACTGAGATTCGTCAGTTCGCGAACCAAGGCGTACCAATCCTAGCAAAGCTATCAGAGAACCTTGGGGTGAGTTCCCTTGAGCTGAGAAACCTGATTAAAAACGGTTCGGTTGGGTTCGATGACGTTGCCAAGGCTGTTGACGACATTGCCCAGTCGTTCGGTAATGTCGATGAGGCAGGTCTCAAGACATTCACCGGGCAGATGGAGGCTGCCACCGAGGCCTGGGGGCAGCTACAAGCGAAGATAGCAGAGAACACTGGTGCTGACGTTTCCCTCAGGGGCATGGCTGAGGCACTCAACGGCCTTATCGAGGTCGGT